GCTTAACCTTTTCGGGAGTAAGACGTTTCATTTCATCTTCAGTAACCGACCGATCCATCCAGTTTTCCCAGACTTCTTGGGTGATTCCAAGGTTTGTCCTCCCTCCCGGATCAGACGGGTGGTTAACATAACCTCCTTCATGCTTGATGAGGTGATTGAAGCAAGCATCGAAGTTAGTATTCATTTCCTTAGTGCCTCTGCCTTTTCTTTGGAGCCTATGGAGGAACCAAACCAAAAATTAAGCATGGTTGCAATCACCGTTCCAAGTATGAAGCCAAGAATCGTGTCGGCAAAGCGCACGTTTTTATCTGGAATTACGCTGAACGTGATAAAGCCAATGTAGATGGCAGCAGCAATGCTCCAAAACGCAGTCAAGTACATTGTGAAGCGTTTAGAAAAAACGTCTGACTGATTGAGCGCGGCAACCTGCATGGCCCTAGCGTCGGCAGTGTTGGCGTAGTCTGCTTTCAGTTTTTCCAGATCAAGTTCAGCCAATTTGCGAGCCGCTTCGGGATCAGTGGAGATGGCTTTGGTGACCGCCTCGACGGTATCCGTTACTCCAAGTGCTTTAGAAATAGCAGACACAGCCATACCCCCAGCAGGTCCAGCAACGATACTTGCCAGAGCAGGGGCAATGTTTCCAAGAAGTTTGAGCAGTTCATTCATGGGTACTCCTATGCACTGATTTTAGAGGCGGCAATAAACAGCGCATCCACCTGCGCGTCGGTCAGGCCCAGCATCTGAGCCAGCGTGTTGATGGTCGGGCTGGTGCGCTCCCAATCGGTTGCGTTCTCAAATGCCAACCTTGTGATATTGCTGCGCGGCAGGGTGTCGATGTATGCGTGAACGGTGTCCAAATAACCGCCAGCGGAGAGCGTTGCCAAGGCTTGAAAGCGCGTTACCGTGCTGGGGATCGGTGGCGGTGGTGGAACATAAGGCTCAGGCGTGTTGCCTTCGGCGAGCCATGCAAGGAACTCAGGCGACTCTGGGCTGTGAGTTTCGTTGGTTCCGACTTTGTAGAAATTGCCATCAATAGTGGTTCTGAACATTTTCACAACTCCGATCCGCTAAAGTACAAAGTGCGTGCGCCAGCCGAGCCATAGACTCGACCGCCAAAACCTACCGTGGAAGCGGTTGCAGAAGTGAATTCCACAGAACTTGAATCTGTTCCAAACGCTACAATAGAAATACCGTTGACGACACACGTTGTGCCACCCGCTTGATATGTGTAATCCCCAACTGCGCCGCTGTACGTCAATGTTGTAGGTGCAACTCGTAACGGCACGGGCATTTTGACTGAAGTAACAAATGACGTAGTGCCGCGAAGATAACCAATACCGAGATCGCCAGCACCAGATGTGCCGCAGGTGTAAGCGTAGAAGTATCTTTGGCATAAAGCCAACTCCATACCAATTGGACGTTGCTCGAATGGCGTGGCTACGGGGCCAACTTCGAGTTGGACGTTTGTAAAAAACAACGTGCCAGATGTGAAGGCTCCAGTACTAAGTAGCAACTCCAAACCTGTCGTTGCCAAAGCAGGTACGCTTATGGTTGCCGAATAAACATTGTCCGTTGTGGTTAGCGTAAATGTGCCGTTACTGATAGCGGTTACAGACGCAAAATTATCTGTTGCCGTTGCATACCTCAATGCCCAATTAAACGAAGTTGGTGCAGCACCTGATACATAAGCGCGAAGACTTAGCGTTACAGATTGACCAGCCAAATCGCGGCAATTTTTAGCCTCAATTCGTTGAATTAAGAACACGCCAGTATTAGAGGCCGCACCAGTAACGGAATACGAATTTGAAACACTAGACAAACCAACTGTGTTGGCGTATCCAGCCTGCTGCCCAGTAACTGTCGCGCCAGTTGTTTGCCCTTGCCATCTGTCTAACGTATATCCAGCGGTGGTGGTGATGTTGAATGAAGAGCCAGCGTTTCTTTGAGATGCTTGCATTGCCCCATTGATAATCTTATTGCGTAGAGATACCGCCCCCCCATTCAGCGAGGCCATCTGCACGTTGCCGCTGAAGGTGCCGGTTGTTCCAGAGACTGCGGCAGGGGTGGTCCCACCAATCACCATATTGTCGATAGTGCCGCTTGTTTGAGGGCCACCGATAGTGCTTACGCGAACGAAGTCAGAACCGTTCCATGCAACGAGAGCCTTTTCTCCGTTGACAATGGTCAGGCCCGTTGTTGGGCCAGCACCTACCAACTTGACCGAGAACCCTCCGGTTGTAGCGTTGATAACTACATATTCTTTAGACTGTGCCGGGGCTGTAATTGTTCGCAGTGCTGTGCGGGGACCCGAAAATAACAAGATCGCTTGACGGGCCTGATTTGCTATGCTGACCGTAGAGGTAAGCGTGACATCCGCATCAGTCGCAAGGGGTGTCGTACCCGCAACCGCAGACTCCAGAAGCGCGGTGATTTCATTATTGATCGTATCGCCCCATACACCAGCAAGAGTGCCAGTAGAGGGCTGTGTCAAACCTAAGAGTGCGGTTGCGGCCATATGTTATCCTTGACAAGCGTTTCAGTGTACTGCGGTTGTATCGTTTAAGCCAGCGTTGTGCTAATGGGAGCCCATGCTGGGGTCTGCGTGTTGGTGATGGTGTTCCAGTTAGGTGGTTGCGTAGTATCGATTTGACTCCATGCAGCCGTGGTACTTGTGTTGACTGACCCCCATGCGGCATTAGATACGGTACTGACTGCCCCCCATCCGGGAGTTTGTGTTGCTGGAATTGATGCCCATCCTGCTGTTTGAGCAGTTGATACACTCCCCCAAGTTGGCGTTTGGCTGTTGCTAATTTGAGCCCAAGACGGCACAGACGCCGAATCAATACCTGACCAAACACTCGGGGTTCCGTTGGTTATAGATGCCCACCCTGCTGTTTGGGCTGTTCCAATATCTCCCCAAGCAGGAGTCTGCCCAGTACTGATGACTACCCATGACTGAACTACAACTGCCAGCGCACTAATTGGCAGTGCTGAAATGGGCGCAAAGCCAAGCATTTACGACAGGAGCACGGACGACGTTGAAACTGCCGCCGCTGCTACTGTTTCAATAGTGAGCGTCCCAACCGTGGATTCGCCGGTGTCGTCACCAACCTCGTTGTAATTTAATCCAAAGCCCGAATACCCCGCCGACGCAATAGACGAATCGGTGGTGTCAATGATGAGTGATCCATTTATATAGACTTTGAGGGCTGTGCCATTCACTTCGAAGGAAACCGTAGCCCCAAAAGTGCTTGCAGTGACATTAAACAACTCTGTCTCAACGCCTGAAACGCGCTTGCTTAAAGAAACAGATTCAGCGCCCGAACTACTGTATTCTTTACAAGTGACGTAGTAGCAATTTGGATAAGGGTCATTATTGACACTGGCGCGAGCATATATTATCAATGGGTTGGCATAACTTGGCCCAGTAAGCCCTGGATACACAACTGCATTTAATTTAGTGTCTGTATAAGTTACCGAGTGAAAAGCAGGGACAATGTTAAAATTGCCATTTGGGTTGGCAAACCCACCGCTATATGTCATGTTAGCAACAGTAGACACCCACGTTCCGCCGCCGGAACTAGGCGTTTTGCCGTTTACAGAACCTGAGCCAGACCAATTTTCTCCTACTAGTATAGTCATGTTTTTGTGCCTTTTATTGTAACGCTAGGGTTAACCGCCCCAGCAGTAAAGGTAACTACGATGCTGTCGCCAGAGTTAACGGTGTTGGCTGATGTGCGCGACACGGTGGTGGTGGTGGTGCCAACCGACTGAGAGCCCCCGCCGATGGCTGTGCCTCCCGTGACATTGGTGGTGTTGATCTTGACCGTGGCGGTTGCACTACCAGACACGCAAATCATGCTGGTTTCGTCAATCGTGAACGCAAACGGCGCCTTGAACAGCACGGTGTAGTCACCCACAACGGTTGTGCCGACCAGCGACCAACAAACGCCGACTGTTGAGGCGGGTATGGCAAACGTGCCGTCTGCCCGAAGGAAATTGGTTGTGCCGCCGCCTGAGGCTGGAACGGTTCCTTGATTGGTGCTGGTAAAGGGGTCTAAATACTTGGCCGGAGCAGTACAAAAGACGTCTTTTGTACCAGCCGTGAATGCAACTAATGCTCCGCCGCCGCTTGAAGCAAGTACCGTTACACGGGTTAATCCGGTGGTTCCGTTAAACACACCAGTACCGACTTCCCAGTTGGGGCCGCTCTGATCGGCTATACAGTATGCCACTGTGAGCGGCGTTGATCCAAATGCCGTCAGAAACGACTGATACCCTGTGGGGGCTGTACCGCTTAGGGTAATAGAACCCGTCCCCACCGTGGTGGTTGAGTCTTTTACTCTGTCAGCATACAGGCTCACGAAATCCTCAATACGGCTGAATCAGATGCGTTTGTTGGGAGGGTTACGGTGAAGGTGGCAGCAGAGGTTTTGTCTGCGCCGAAGTCGAGCACAGCAATGGATTTGTTTCCTGCTGAGGCGTTGTAGATCAATGCACCCCGCGCAGTCAGCGCAGCGTTAAACACTGGGTTGTTGAAACTGATGTACGCTACATTGTTTGCTGTGCTTATGGTCACCCCAGTCAGCACAACACCCCCGGCTGTATAGCCTGACGCTACAACTTCATTGCTGGTTGTGTACACAGTTGTGTCTGCGTTTAACGTGGCCGCAGAGGTATAAAGCGCCATCTGAATAGTGTTGGACAAGAGGCTATGAACTGCTTGCGGCAGTTCAGCCTTGAAACTTGTCGTCATCGTTTGGGTAAGTGCCATATCAGTTCACAGGTTGCCTGTACTGACCACTTCTAAAGGCATCCTGACGTTCCAAACCATCACCCAACCGTTTAGCCAACACAAGGGCTTCTTTGTACTTGCCGTCGTACAAAGCCATCATGTCAGTTTCACCTTTCATGTACGCATAGGCCTCGACCAATGATCCGTACAACAGAACAGGATCGAAGTTGTCCCCGAGCCATGTCTGCCCACCCGAAACTGTGGTGATCGATTCTGGGTAGAAGAAGTAATGCAGTTCTACGTTGTAGATGGCATCTGGTGTGGGGCCAAGGATGAACGTGAGTTCTTTGGCAGTGGTAGAGTCCGGGCCAAACAGGGCGTAGTACTTGGGGGTTCCGGTGCTGGAAGGGGTTGGGTACGCTTCCCGAATGAAGTTTACATCTTTGTTTAGCAAGTATGTGTACGCCCCGCCCGTTGGGTAAACAGCCATCGAGTACGCAGACAAGAAGTCAAGCGGACACGCAAGATATGCGTTGCTTGCTGTCGTCACACCTGTCACGTTCTTCCGCAATGAGGGGAACTGAACGGTATTGAATATGCGCGTTTCTGCTTGGACAATGAACGTGTTCATGTCCGTGGTGCTAAACGTGTTCTCCGTGTAGTCGGAGATTGCAGTTACAAGAGCAGCGTAATTCAATCTACTACCCCTTGCTTATGCCATCGGCCCACGACTCATCTTGCCCTTGGTGGCGCAGCCCGTTCCGCGCATCTGAATGCCATCAGTCTTCTCTTCATTGAAGTTGAGAGACACGCCAGACAGCGGAACCCAATTCTCCTTGCGGGTGATCTTTGGAACAAGACCGTACTCGGCTGGGGTCTTGCCAGCCATAGTATGTGGTGCTGCGTAAACGCTGGCCTCACCAACTTCTTTGCCGCCCATTTTTTGAGTGTACTTAGCCATGATTCAACCCGTCTTTTGACTAGCAACGCGAGACATACCCCGACCCAGACGCATACGGTCATCGGTAGTGGGGCCACCCTTCTTCAACTTCAAAGCAGTGCCTTTGCCGCCTTTGTGCTCTTGAGCATCATGCTGCTTGAATGCTTTCTTGATCATGGCCTTATCTTGGGCCATATCAGACTTACCGCTTTCCTTAGCCATATGGCCTCCTTATGTCGTCACTACCGTGACTGTACCAACAATCCCTGCTGCTACCAAGGTGTTTGGAGTTAGCAAGACATCAAACCCTCTTGATCCACCCACTGGAGCCCAGCCCCATTGAATGTCTCGGTTCTCAACGTATCCAGCAAAGTCTGGCCGGGGATCACGAACTGCCTGTGGATCAGCCACCGGATACATACCCAACTGCAACTGTGGATGATCTGGCTCCCAGCATTCATTGCAAACTTTGATTGCTACCTCTTTGGTCTTGATCACAAGTTTCTTTAGGTCTTTGAGTTTCACCCGGATGCCACATCTGTCGCACTCCGAGATTGCCTTCTTACCTGCGGTAAACCTGTTTGCCATGATTAACTAATAAACATCTGCCGAGGGACAAACCGAACTGCCGCCTTCTCACGGTCTTCGGTGGAAGCCAAGTCCCACGCTTCGTCGTACTGAGCCTTCAGAACCTGCATACGCTCCAGCGCATTGGGCAACTTCATGCACAGGTAGTAAGCCAACCCCGCCACCATGCAGGGGATGAAGCGGAATGGGACATCCATAGTGTTTACGCCAGTCCCTGCATCTTCGATGCGACGAAGATACCAGTAGATCAGCGTGTATGTCTGTGAGCCATCTGGCGTGGGCCAGACAGTAACGTTAGGGATTGGGGCTTGCCGATTGATGTAAATCTGAATAGGCCGCGCTTGCGTCAACTTGTTCGGGATGGATGAGTATGTCGAGACTGAGATGCGAGTGATCGTCAAGTCTGCTTGAGTG